CAGCGCTTTCAAAACGCTTGAGCGCCCACGAGTCTCGTGATTCATATGGTAATACACCAATCACAGTCATAATATATTTGGCGACAATAAAACTCAACTCTTCTGCTTTGAGTCTCTCTTCGTCTTCCTTGTCTTTGAGGTTTATAAAAAGTTCATCAATAATATCTTGTTTAATAGAATCATGGAGCTGGTCATGGACTTCTTCAGAGTATTCTTGTCTGAACCAGGATTTTTGTTCGATATTTTTTTGCATTGGTTTCTTGTTTACTACATATTTTACAATATTGGAGATATTTGTGTATTTTACAACAGAATCGTTGAGAAAAGTTTTGACCCGAAGTCTGAATTTTCTTGGAACATAGGACAAAATCATCTGCTCAAAATCATCTATGTTCTTGTCAGAGAGAAGATATTTGTATACCAAAAACAGTGGAAGGGTCTTGTCACGTGCTACAACGCCTGGGATTCTAACTTTTATAGTATTCCATTTCTTTCCAGTGGAAATAAAGATGATTCTGGTCCCGTTGATGAATTGACTTGTATATTGACAAGTGGGACCATCTTTACCATTGACAACCATTGGCATAGAAACTCGCGCCTTTTCTTGAGTAATTAAGGACATTTCACTCTTGATTAAGAAATATCCGAAAGGGTCTGAAATACACTCACCCATGTTTATCAATTCTTCGGGTGTTTTTCCATGAAGATAACAATATTTGCTTCCAAGCATAATGGGAATGGTACCACAAGATAAAATTCTGTCTTCAATGTTTTTTCTTTCTCCATCAATAATTTTTGTTCTTCTGTATCTAAGTTTCAAAATACCAGAATACGTAATATTTTTCTCTCTACAGGTTTTGGGAAGTATCTTGATTTCTTTACCATCTTTGACTATCATTGGTTTTGTTAGGCTGTGAATGCCAAATTCAATGCGCTCTCCGGTTTCCACACCGTCCTTTTCAACATTGAAAGATTGAGACTCAACCTGTCTTGGCATCCAGTTATCAACCCAGTCATCAAAAATGTTGATTGTATTGTTCGAAGCACTAAGTTCGTGAGAACATCTTCGATAGAGATCGATTTCTTTAGACTTGGCATATTCATCCAAAGTCTTCAAAATCTTCCCCTCGTCCAGATAGCGCTGTATGAAACTTATATCGGTCGACATTTTTATGAGTTAAATAATTTTAACTATTCATTTTCATAGTTTATTGAATACAAGAAAAATACCCCAAATCAAATATTTACTGAGAGAAGTATTAATTCTCCCGAGAAAGGCAACAATGGTTAAAAATACCGTATAAGTATCCAACAAACGAAAGATATGGTATGAAGACAAAGCTAAACATCCACTATAAACTAACATGTGAGTTTTGCCTGTTATTATCTTCTTTCTATACAGTGTCATCAAAAACGCTGATGACTGAATTGCCACCAAAGCGTTAAAACCCAAATCGGCAGATCGTTCATTAACAACCAGATGGGAAGCGATCGCAAGAAATTGATAGAAAGAGTAAAATAGTGACAGTTTCTTGTAAAAATTGCTACTGTTCAATCTTTCAGATGTAGAACGCACTGCTGTGTTACCAGTGCTTCCATAATTAACTGTGACCTGATCTGCTTGGTAGTGATGTAAGCCTACAATAGCAGGAGTAACATACCAAGGTCGCATTGGAAACAAGACCGCTAAAAGAAACACAAAGAAACATCGAAATGTAAAAATCATCGCATGAAGTCTATATTCTTCATAAATTACTAATGGCTTGTTATCTATCCGTTTCTTTGGCACAGAAAAAATTATAGCAGAAGATGATAACAAGACATGAACCAATATTGTCATCCAATCGAGAACACTACCATCCATACCTAAATTTCCCTGATATGGATAGATAAATCCATATCTATAGATAAAATTACAAATGGCCATTAGACCAAGAGTTTTATGTATATTGTTACTGTCTTGTTTTGTTGAGAGACGAGAAATGTTGGCATCCTTGTGTATAAAACTCATTTTATATTCATAAAATATTTGATAATAAAATGGATATTGATATTCTTGAACCCAGAGAAAGAGTTACATACTTTCCAAGTTTAACGAAAGAAGGGTGGATGGATATAACGAGAGAGTGGATGCAAGATACTGATTTTGATGATCTTTTCGATTCTGCTGAAGATGATAAAATTGATCTAAGTTATCAAATTGTGACAGCTATCTTGCTCACACTGTTTAAGTATGAACGAGATTTTAAGAGAGAAATATACAAGGTTCCGGTGGTCTTAGAATATGTGAAAGAAGGAATCGAAGCTGATTTTGATGAAAAACTGCCATTAAAACTCCAAATTGACAATATCAAGGAACTTTTCTATACATTAATAAGATATCCTGTTTCTACTAGGGTTCCAAGACTGCCCAAAAGTGGTGAAGTTGTCCTGTATAGGGGGTTTAGAAAATCTTATGATTTCTTGTTTGACAAGTTAGATAGCATGAATAAGTTACAAGTTGGTAAAGAAGTGACTTTACCGACCTTTATGTCTGCATCTTTGTTGGAAGATACAGCGATGAGATTTTCGGATAGATTTATGTGGAAAATCATAGTTCCAGAAGAAAATAGAGGTAAATTTAAATATACAAATTTATACGATGATAATTTTAATATAGAACGTGAAGTTGATTTACAAAATAGTGAAGTTGAGTTTTTGTTGAATATTGGAACAGTTTTGAAATGTACTGAAATAGTATACAACTATGAGAGAACCTTTCCGATACCTATGATACAAGGTGACCCTATATACCAAACAAAAAACGTTACTATGTTTGTGTACGAGTTTCAACGCCATAAAAGAGTTAACATCGACAAGTTTTTAGAAATTCCTACACAAGCTTTTGAATAATCGTGTTTTTTTACATTATTAAAATGGATGAAGAATCAGTTTTTGTTTTGGAAATTCCTCATGAAACTGTAGATTTTAACGGAACAACAGTAAATATATCAGAATTATGCTGTTACAATGGGATTACACAATATTCAGATAGAATGGGTGAAGGTTGCGAATCCAACTTACATGACATTGCCTCGAAGTATTCTTCTGAATCTTCTCTGGACGCAATTATAAAGGTCTGTAAAAATGAAACAGAGAAAGATATATTTGATGAAAATAAATATGAAATAATTGATGATATAGAAGGCTATGCCTCTGACCATAAGTGTATCAAGGCAGGTCTTCAGAACAAAAACAAGGGGATAGATTTTGACCTTATGTCTTACAACATAGAAGGTTTGTGTAAAAAACCAGGAAATAATCTTATGTTTCGAAAAAGATTAAAAAATTTCTACAAAACTATAGGTAAGAAAATTAGAAATGGTTTTATATTATGTATTCAAGAATTATCGTTACAACAAGACGAATCTCTGAAACTTTCTGACGAAACTATTTCTCTAATAACTAAAGATTTAAAGAAGAAATTCCCAGGCATAAAAAGTTCCTCAGATGGATATACTGGATGTGTTTACTACGATTCTTCTGTATGGACTCTTCGTAATACAATAGATATAGAAAGATCTGGATCCAAGAAAAAATCTAATGCTTATCACTTTACTTGCGAAGGGGGAGAAATATGGGTTGTAAACATTCATCTAAAAGCGCTACTTTCAACATGCTCGCCAAATTTTTGTAGAATCTACGATCCCGATAATATACATGCACAGGAACTGAATAACATCTTAAATAAAGTAAATGAGGAAAACAAAAATTTCGAAGTTCCGGTGTATCTATGCGGAGACTATAACAATCCTAGTAATGACAAAGAGTTACTAATTAAGAACTCTTTGTTGTACGAAAAGAAACAAAAATGGTTTGGCGGTTGGTTCAGCTGAAGTAAAACTTAAACAGATTTCTATAAAATTCATTGTATAAAAATGGATTGGGGAATAATAGAACCACTTGATGACATGGAAGCAATAGCAGAAATTGAAAATCATGGTTACATCAAGTTTATTGAAAAACAAGGTATTACCGAGATTATAGTAGATGTATATGGTTTCAAAGAAGGAAAACATGGTTTCCATATTCACGAGAGAGGAACCGTTGATAAAGGATGTGATAGTTTATGTGCTCACTATAATCCTTTCAACGCCACTCACGGAGGACCAAATGATGACAAGAAACATAGACATGTTGGTGATCTTGGAAACATTGAAGTAGATAAGAATGGAGTTTGTAAAATCAGTTTTACAGACGAATTAGTGAATTTAAGTGGAGAGTATAGTGTTTTGAATAGAAGTGTTATCATACACGAAGATGAAGACGATTTGGGAAAAGGGTCAAATCAAGAGAGTCTTATAACTGGTAATTCTGGGAAAAGAATAGCATGTGGTAAAATTGTAAAGTTAGTTTACTAAACTTCTATTAAATTGATTATTGACTCTAACAAATTCTACTTTTGAAGAAATTTCATCTATATTATTACAATTAACATAAGTACAAGTACTTCTTAGGCCTCCTAAGAAGTCTTCAATTGTATCGGAAAGTCTTCCTTTATATGGGATTTTAATATACCTACCTTCAGATGTTCTGTATGTTTTTTTCTCACCATAGTTCTTTTTCATAGCATGAGTTGAACTCATGCCGTAAAAAGCTTTGTATTGTTTACCGTTCTCTTGTATAATGTTTCCTGGATTTTCATCATGTCCAGCGAACTGGCCGCCTATCATGACGAAATCGGCACCCCTACCAAAGGCCTTTCCCAAGTCACCTGGACAAGTCACTCCGCCATCACTAATCATAAGAGCACCCAGTTCATGTGCCTTTGCAGAACATTCTTCAACGCAAGAAAATTGGGGCATTCCTACACCTGTTTTGATGCGCGTTGTACATGCGCTGCCACCACCGATTCCGCATTTTACGATATCAACTTTACCTTTGACGACAAGATTTTCTACCCCTTCTGCTGTGCAGACGTTACCAGCTATAATCACTTTACTTGGAAAAGCTTCCCTGACCCTTGCACAAAAACTGACAAAGTCATCAATATAACCATTAGCAACGTCGATACAGATAACTTTGAAATTTACAATTTTGTTTATTTCCGTTAGTTTAGATATTTCATCATCATTGAAACCTATAGAAACAGCAAAAAAATCTGTGTTCTCAGTTAGGAAATCTTTATTATCATTAAATTCTTCTAATGTGATAAATTTGTGTAAACAAGTAAACATCTTATTATCAGCGAGAATTTTCATAACATCGATAGTACCTACAGTATCCATATTAGCAGCCATAACAGGTAAACAAGTTAATTGTTGAGAACTGTATTTGAAGTTAAAAGTGTTGTTTAAATTTACCATTTTCCTTGACCCTATACACGTAGTTTTAGGAACTATTAGAACATCTGAAAAATCTAATGCAAGGTTCATTTAAACATATAGTTGTTTAAATAATTTTAGTGCGTGGAACCAAAACCTCCTTCTCCACGAGTTTTTCTTATAACAGAAGTATTGTTTTCTTCACCGACAATGCAACAAGATACATTAGGAGCTAAAGCTTCCGGAATCATCTGAGCGATTCTGTCACCTACATTGACTTTAAAATCGTCTTTATTTTGATTAATCAACAGAACCTTGATTTCTCCTCTATAATCACAGTCAACTACACCTGCGCCTACATCAATCCCTTTCACAGCCAATCCAGAGCGTGGAGCAATACGAAGATAGGTATCTTCGGGACATTCTTCTAATTTGAGACCGATACTAACAAGTTTTCTTGAAAAAGCCATTATAGTAGTTTTTTCGGCCGAATGTAAATCGAAAGCTGCCGAATACTCTGTTCCTCTAATAGGAAGTTTAGCGTCTTCACTTACTCTGACTAGCCGAATCATTTTCTAATTCTTTTTCTTTAATAGGATTTAGTACCTGTTCAATGTCCCTGATGTTAGCCAAAGCGTCATTAAACCCAAGTTCATACATGGCACTTAGCCATTCTGTATCCTTTGATGGTAACAACCAAGTAGGATTGATGAATCTCCATTTGTTCGGATGGAACAATATGCTCTTGTGTTCAGTGATTGCTTCAGATGACGTACCAGAGAAAAATCCATCAATTATCTTCTCGTTTCTGTAAGTTTTATAAAACTGGTTATCACTACTCATAATTGGAACAAAACAAGCGGCAGAAATACAATCTACGAAATCCTGTTTGTCGGTCCAATTACTGACCACAACCTTCTCAAACAACATGAATCTTTTGAGTTTAGTTAACTTGCAGTGAAATTTGTTTTGGTTTCTTTCAATATCCTCTTCGTGAATATATGTTTCCAGGAAGTCTTTTATCAAATTATCCCAGTTTTTAAACGAATTGGTTTTAATATATTCCAAAATTTGGTTAAAAAAATCTCGTATATCTCTTTCGCAGTTTAATAGTATACAGGGGAAACAACCACCTGAAGTTCCACTAAATACAACGTCACTCAAATCATATTTTTGCAAAACTTCTGCTATTCCCAGGTAATAAGCAAACATACTTCCTGAATGAGAAAATATAACTTCTACAGTCATTTTTAGAACATATCTTTTAAGTTTATTCGATTGTGATTTTATCGTAATCTTTCATAATTGGCCATATCGACAACAAAGACACGATTAACAAAACCACTGAAACAATAATCACGACATTTCTGGAATTGTAACCAAAGGTTTTCTTCATATATTGTGTCATAATGAGGACTATTGCGGTAAGTGAATGATAGATAATCACTCCCACATGACCCCATACATAAGAATCTTTAGATATAGTTTTTTCGTTTGTCATTTTATAATGTTAAATTATTTTCTTTTATATTTTGGACTCGAGTGTCTTTTCTTGGGTTTAGGAGACGTTGGACGCTTTCTCGTTCTACCGGGCGAAGTTGGTTTGTGTTTTCTGGTGGGAGACTTTACTGTTCGTCTTGGCGACCCTAACCGTTTTCTTGTAGGAGATGCTATACGTCTACCTTCTGATGCATACAAAGCCTTCATTTGTGATTTTGCTCCTTCTTCGGTAAGAGGTTCGTTTGAAAAGTAACGTCTCCCTGTACTCGTCCTTTCTCCACCTTTCTTTTGAACTTTAAACCCCCCTTTAACTTTTTTTAATTCATATGGCATTTTATACTGTGATAATTTTTGATTTTTCATGTAAATTTGCCCATATCATAGCGTCAAAGAAAAGATGATGGAACACTATAATAGAAGCAGCAGCTATTAACAACCAATTGTCTGTAGAAAAGGATACGGCTACAAGGATACCAATTGTAGCCAGCGCAGTCAACCTCAGAGGCAATCTTTCAATGTCAGTATTTGTTTTGTTTTGCCTTATATATTCCACGGATAAAGACCACAACATCGCGCTTGCTAAGAAAAGACAAGTTGAAATAACGAAAATATCTCTTTTCCATCCTTCCATTCGTTGTTTGAAAGAGAAATGGGAATATACACCCAAAACCGATACAGTAGTAATAATCATCGAGAATACCCAGAACTTCCAAGTCATAGAAGGAAACACGTTAGCAAGCTGTGTTAAAGTGCCTGTTATATGAAGGAATAAGTAAGTCACAATAACCCCAAATCCACCACCAAAAAATAATCCTTTCACCAAATTATCTTGCATTTTAAAAATGTCAAAAGATTATTTTGATTTAGTTTACGTTGTTGGTGTTATTTTGATTACAGTCATGATGTTTGTATTGGCTAAACTAACACTTGACAATACCAGAGATCTCACTTCAAATATTGTTGAACAGAACACGGGAGATTTTGATTCATTTGGAAGACTAAGGATATCAGATCCACATACATTAGGAGATTATAAACATGTTTACGGTGTTAACCCTGACATGTTAGATTATAAAGTGTCAGGTGGTGACATTGTCCACAATGCTAACGAATCGTCTGTAAAACTTTCTGTTACGGATACTGTTGGAAGCAGAGCTGTTCATCAATCTAAGATGTACCATCACTACATGCCTGGAAAGAGTCAATTGATAATGAATACATTTATATTCAAAGATTTTTGTAAAGGTGTAAGCAAGAAAACTGGGTATTTTGATGATAGAACTGGTATATTCTTTGAGTATAATCAAGACGGTGTTTTATGTTTCAATATACGCAGTTATGCCTCCGGTTCCGCTGTGGACAGAACAGTAGAACAAAAAGACTGGAATGGCGACAAATTAGATGGAAGTGGGAAAAGTAAACTTAACATAGATATTACCAAAACTCAGTTGTTTTGGATTGATTTTCAATGGTTAGCAGTTGGAAAAGTGCGCTGTGGTTTCCTCTATGGTGACGATTTTATCCTATGTCATACATTCTATAATGTAGGTATTTTAGATAAAGTGTATATGGATACAGCAAATTTACCAACAAGATGTGAGATTGCCAATGTCAGTTCTAACAAATCTTGTAATTTTGACCAAATATGCAGTACTGTTATTTCCGAGGGTGGTTATTCAGAAGCAGGAAGAGACTACTCTATTCTGTCAAGCACTCAAACTTTAGCCGGTACTGTGGGTACCGTGATTTTACCGTTAGGTATACTATTGAAAACTACTTTCAATTCCAGACCAAATAGAATGTTTGCAAGACTTTTGGATGTAAGAGTTTTTAGTTCTGCTTCTAATGTAAAGTACGAGGTTTTAAAAGTGAGTTCTACCAATACCACTGCATCTATCACAGGAACAACTATATCTGCTAACGATTTAAGCGGTGTACAGTATATTAATGGATATGCGATTGTAGCGGGGGCAGTGACGGAAATGATAGGTTCAGGTGTAGTGACAGCTGACACACAAGGTCAAAAAAGTATAGGAACTGTTCAGAATTTAGGTATAAGTAACGCCAAGAAAAACTTCATTTCGCAGAATTATGATTCTACACATTCTGATGCTTTTGTTATCAGAGTCACTCAGTTAGAAACAACGGCAACCAATATCATAGTTTCTATGACATGGAGAGAAGTTTATTAGAATAATTTATATCTTTATGATACAAATTACATAAAATTGGTCAGTATTAAAGTTAATAACCCTATCACCGCAAAACCGACACCCAGAGCAAGATATAAATTCTTCCTATCGTTTAACGAAAAATACAAAACTAAAAATCCTATACCCACTAAACCAAAAAACACAGATATTATATACGGTAAGATATGAAAAAACTCATCTGAATTCATCACTGCTTCATAAAGGTCCCATAATTCACCACCACCCCATTCATCACCAAGAGCATTTATAATAATTGCTTCCTCGGTATAGTTAACCATTTTAGATAGCCAAATTATTTATTAAATCATCTATTTCAAGAGTAGGAACATCTGGGATATCTTGTATTGTAGTTGTATCATCTTCGCGTTCATGGACAATCGGAATGTCAATGTCATCAGTGTCGTCTTGTGGCTTTTGATAGAACTTATACTCGATGTTGTATTCTTTACACAGAGCCAAGTCTTCATCGTCCAAAGGTACCAAATCATCAACATAACCATCCTCAAAAGTTGTAGTACTTGAAGGCTTAAAATCAAACTTTCCAATTACTACCTGTCCCTCGGAATCAGAACGAATCAACCAGCTCATATCGTGATGTTCTGGATTGGGTAAAACATGACTGAACTCCTCATTCCTCATTAGACCCGGGAAACGCTTTGCTCTAATAACTTTCTTGGGGGCATCCATAGCACGAGTGGGAGAGACGAATGTTTTACTGTTGCCACTCAAAAAACCCATTAGACCTTCATTATCAGGAACAGATACACCTGGGATGACACTAGGAGCAACAATATCACCCTTGTGTTCCGACACCAATTTGTCGCCGCGACCTTTCTTCCTCTTGTATTCACCGGTTTTAGGGTCACGTGCCCAACACATCTTACAGCGCATTTCTCCGCGTTTGTTATCCACTTCCGTCAACTCCTTTTCTGGCGTAGAGGCAACAAAGTTGGTTTCTTTGCTCCAAGACACTACATTTGTGTTGTCAAGAGTAACACCGCAGTAGTGGTCCTTATACTTACCACGAGTTTGAACATAACCGCAAAGATACTGGTCATCGCAACATTCAGAGTACTTTTCAAATGTCAACCATTGTTGCTCGGTCTTGGGTGACGAGGACTTGGGTGACCGTTTCCGACCAGCAGTTTTAGCTTCAGGGACAGACAAAGGTAAATCAAGCGTTTCGATAAACTTTTCAACAAGCTGATCCACTGAACAATCCCTGTTACCAACAGAGACTTCAGCCAGTGGATAAAGCACGCTGGTTGAAAGAAAGTTCTTGATAGAAGACTCGAAAGCTTGTGAAGTAGACATTTTTTTAGATTTTTTGCTTTAAATTAAATTTTCATTTTGAAAGTATGATTCTACCATATCTTCAATCATACCAGGATTCATTAAAAGATAATCTTCGTGGATGTCTTCTATCTCTTCTAATGCTTCCTCTATGGATGCTATTAGAATCAACAACACTTGTTCTCTCTTATGACAGATAGTATAACGACATAAAGGGCAGGTTGTGTTTCTTTCTAACCAATTTTTCAAACAAGATATATGAAAAGTGTGCTGACAACTGGTTTTACATTTGGGTTTATTTGTTTTGGTTAAACAAATAGAGCATTCCTCATTTGAAGTTACTCTATCTAAGTTTTCATAACGAAACAAACAAGTTTTCGCTGTATGATTTTTTTTACCACAATCTTTACAAACCATTTTTATATAGTTATTGTTTAAAAATGGATTCGAATACCATCAGGATATTTTAATAATTTCGTATTAAAATAGTAATTGTCAAGAAATGCTTATAAACAACCATAATATGGTCCTAATTTGTCATCTATACTATCGGAACTCTTTATCAGCGTTTTTCCATCTCCAGCATATCTTCTTTCTACTGGAAAATAGTCAAAACCTATATTATGTCTTTTTAATAGCATAATTTCGTCTATTATAGTACTTGTTCC